ATTACTATTAAAATACTTGAATATTCCTGGTGCATATACTTGTTTATCATTTAATAAAGGAAGTAATTTTGTTGGAGTAAAATTATTAAAATCTTTGGTTGTTGTATATTGAACTTGTCTTCGTGACGGATCATTCTGATTATGTCTAAAATAAATATAAAATGCTTGTTCCTTATAATTATATACAAAACAATTTAAAGAATCAAAATGATTACCATGGGTCCAATTTGGAATTAAATTTTTTTCTGTTAATAATCTTTTTATTTGATTCCAAATTAATCCATTCTCAGAAGATAATAACCATAAACCATTATTAAACATATTTGTACCAGATATTGCTAAAAATTTATTATTATTTTCTAAATATATCGGGCTAAAATTATGACACAAATCATTTTTAAATAATGATTGTTTATTATTAAAATTTAATCCATCACTACTAATTGCTAAACAAACATTTTCAAATGGTTGAAGTGTTTCTGTAATTTGATTTTTTGAATTTTTATATGGTAATCCTCTATAATAAAATCTATATTCATTATTTACATATAAAATTGTAAAATAACCAGTTCCTTCACCTTCAAATAATTGATCTGATTTTAAGACTATTTTTTCAAAAGAAGGTTTATTAATATCAAAAATTATATTATCTGATTTTTCAATTATTATATCTTCATCAAAAAATGGTTCTACTATTTCATTTAAATTACTATTTTGAAAATATTCTGAGTAATCAATTGAAATATCAAATTGAATATTATCATCTATTAAATTTTTATTTAAACTATTTTTTATTTTTAGTAATATATAATTTTTTATTTTGTTATTCATATTAAAAGTATATATTTTTTCTATAATTTATTTATTTTTTCTATAATTTAATTATTTTTTTATAAAATGGTTATATATATATGAATTATTTTTTAATAAAACCAATGAATAATAATAATAAAATAATTAATAAACCATTATATAATATAACTACAAATAATATAATAAGAAATAAACCAACAAATATTAATAATATAATAAGAAATAAACCATTATATAATATAACTAAAAATAATATAATTCAAAATAGACCATTATATAATATAACTAAAAATAATATGATCGGAAATAGACCATTATATAATATAACTAAAAATAATATGATAGGAAATAGACCATTATATAATATAACTAAAAATAATATGATAGGAAATAGACCATTATATAATATAACTAAAAATAATATGATCGGAAATAGACCATTATATAATATAACTAAAAATAATATGATCGGAAATAGACCATTATATAATATAACTAAAAATAATATAATTCGAAATAGACCATTATATAATATAACTAAAAATAATATAATTGGAAATAAACAAATGAATAGAAATAGATATGATATAATAAATAAAATTAATAATCAAAATAATTATAATAAATGCAATATAATTATTGAAAATATAGCAATTAATGAATCTGAAAAATATAAAATACCAAATAATATAGATTTATCAGATAGTCGAGTTAAAATTGAAATTATTGATAGTAATATTATAAATGTAAGTAATAATGATATACTTTCAGAATTAAAAATCAGAAAAGATTATCTTATAAATTTTTTAAAAAAAGTTTTAATATCATATCCAAAATTAATAACAATAATAATAGTAATTGATTTGCATGATACTAGTATTAATGATGAAAATATAATGATTTTTTCAGGATTACCTAATTCAAATATTATTATTCCTGATTTATATGCAATGATAAATTATGCAAATAATTTATTAATAAAAGATAATTTAAATAATAAATTAAATCAAGGTTTATTTATTGGAGGTTCTTCTGGTTCTAAAAATCCTATAGAGAATGAAAGATTAAATTTTTGTAGCAAATATAGATATAATAATAATATAAAATCATATATTAGTCATTTTTGTGAAATTCCTGAAAATAATATTAAAAGTATATTTCCAAATTATAGAGATTTTAAACATGATTATATAAAAATAAATGATCAATACATCTATAAATATCTTATTAGTATTGATGGCAATACATCTGCATGGGATAGAGTTCCATGGATTTTAAATTCAAAATCAGTTCTCTTAAAAAAAAATAGTAATCATAAATGTTGGTATTATGATTTATTAATTCCGAATGTTCATTATATTCCTTTTGATGAAAATACAGATCTTGATCAAATTATTTTATCTAACGAAAATAGACAAAATATTATTAATAATGCAAATAAATTTGTAAAAGATTATTTAACAGAAGATAAACATATACTATATATGGGTCATTTACTATATCATTGTTCATTAAAATATAAATCTCAAATATAATTATCTTTGATTATCTCCTTTCATTACTCTATATGAATCTGAATCAAAATGTTGAGTTGATACTTCAAAAATATCTCCTTCTTCTAAACATTCAATCTGATGTGGTTCACCAATTTGATTAGTTATTATATCACCTATTTCTAATATTTCTTCTTGAATATCTGCATTTGAAGGATCAATCCATCTAAATCTAAATTTACCAGAATTTACGAACCAAGTTTCTACTTTTTGAATATGAAAATGCATACTAAATTTTTTTCCTTTTAAAAAATGTAAAATTTTCCCACAATATTTTTCATTATTTATTATTACAAATTCATATCCCCAATTTTTAATTACTTTATCACCTTTATTTTTTTTAGTTTTTTCTTCTTTTACAAAATATTGTAAAGGATCAATTGTTTTATCATCAATTAATATATCATATGATGGCTTATTCATACGTAGTTCAGTATATTTACAATTCCATTGATCTAATTGATTTTTTGTTAATTCTAAATAATCAACCTTAGATTGTTGTCCTCTTGCAGTCCAATATACAATTGTATTACCTTCTTCAAATAATTTATTAATTTTTTTAATATTTGATTCATTTGGTCTACTATTTTTATAATCATTTTTATTTGTATAACAAATAGTATTATCAATATCAACAAAAATATTCATTTATAAATAATATAAAATTTACTTTTTAAGTTAAAATTAATATATTTTTTTACTAAAAATAGTATAGATGAAAAATATATTAATTATAGGAGATATAATGATAGATAAATATATTAATGTTGAAATAATAAAAATAGCAAATGAATCACCAATACCTGTTTTTTCTTTAAAATCTAAAAAATATATATTAGGTGGTTGTGGAAATGTATATCAAAATATGAAATTATTTAATAATAATTTATATTTATTATCAGTAATTGGTACTGATAAATATAAAAATAAAATTATAAAATTATTATCAAATAATAATAATATTAATTTAATAATTGATAGTAATCGTAAGACTACAATTAAGACACGAATTATTTCGGATAATAAAATATTATTAAGGTATGATTATGAAGATACATTTTTTATTAGTAATGAAATTGAAGATCAAATAATTAATTATTTTAATTTAATTTTTGATAAAATTGATATTGTTGTATTTTCAGATTATAATAAAGGGGTATTAACTGAAAAAATATGTAAATATATAATTGATAAATGTAATAAAAATAATAAAACTACCATTGGTGATCTTAAATATCATTTTAATTATTATAAAAATATTACAATAACAAAACCAAACTTAAATGAAGCTCAAAATTTTACAAAAAGCAAAATATTATTAGATATGCATAAATATATCTTAGAAAATATTAATTGTAAATATTCAATTATTACTTTAGGAAAAGATGGTATTTCATTAAAAACTATTAAAAATGAATTATTTATATCTTCATATGAATCTAATGAAGTTATTGATGTTACTGGAGCTGGAGATATTGTTACTTCAATAATTAGTAGTTTGTATGATGGTGTATTTGATATTAAAATAATATTAAATATTGCAGCATATTTAGGAACTATATCTGTTAAAAAAATAGGAACTTATGAAATAAATCATAGAGATATATTAAATGCATATAAATGGGTTAAAAATAAAGAATTAAATAATGATATTTTAGTTCATATTATTAATAGTAATTTAAAAATAGTTTTTACAAATGGATGTTTTGATATTTTACATATTGGACACCTAACTTACTTAGAAGAAGCAAAAAAATTAGGAGATATATTAATAATAGGTATTAATGATGATGATTCTATTAAAAGATTAAAAGGTAATAATCGTCCAATTAATAATTTAAAAGATAGAATTACATTTTTATCAAAATTTGATTTTGTAGATTTTATTATACCATTTAGTGAAAATACTCCATTAAAATTATTAGAAAAAATAAAACCATCTATATTAGTTAAAGGAGGAGATTATAAAATAGAAAATATAATTGGAAAACAATATGCAAAAGAAACAATAATATTACCATTTATAGAAGATAAATCAACTACAAATATTATAAAAAAAATACAAAATTTTAATTAAATTCATTTATATTATAATATATTTTAAAATTTGGATTTCTATATTCAACAAAATTCTTTCTGACATATCGATGAACATATGTTTTAACATTTAAATTTAATTGATCTATTAATAATGTTATAGAAGTATCAATACAATGAATTTCTTTTGCATTTTCTAATATTTTTATATAATTAAAAATATTAGAATTTATAATTTTATCTAATTCATTATTATTTCTTTTTTTATTTAATATAAATAAAGGAGCATTTTTAATCTTATTAGTATTAATTGTCAAATTTCTTGATAGATCGTCAATAATAATAATATATGATTTTCCAATAATATTTACTAAATATTCATATAATTGATTTTCAATATCAAAATCTCTATTAATTTTAAATTTATCATATCTAATATTATAATCTATATCATTCGGATATAACCATTGTGGATAATCTATTAATACATTTTTAATATTTTGATCAAAAATTTTATATATATTTTGATGATGACCAAAAGTTAAAAATTTTATATTTTTTTCAAAAAATAATTTTTTAATTGTGTCATTATAAGGAATTATTTGATTTATTAAATGGTATAAAAGGTTTGTATTAAATATAGTCTTAATTGGATATAAATAAATATTTTTGACATCATTATACATTATTTTTAGTTGATCATAATAATCTGATCTACATACAAGAATTACACTATTATAAATTGATGCATAATGACGAATTAAACCATTAATTATTATATTATCACCTAATTCAAAATGGCTTAGTATAAAAACATTATTATTTGATAATATATTTATGTTTATATAATTAATTAGTTTAGTTTGAAAATCATTTGTTCTTATATTATTAATAATTTTCATTATAATTATAAATTCATTCTTATTTTGTATATCTTTATTATTTTTTACAGATGATACTTTTTTTATACAAGTTTGAGAAGTAATGTTTGGAGTAGTTTTTTTATTTTTTTCAGAATTAATTGATGATACTGTTTCATTTTTTAAATTATTACTTTTTGGTGTATATTGAGATCTATTAATTGTTGATGTATTATGTAATTTATTAATTGTTGGTGTATTATGTGATTTATTAATTGTTGACGTATATTGAGATTTATTAATTGTTGGCGTATATTGAGATTTATTAATTCTTGGTGTATTATGTAATTTATTAATTGTTGGTGTATTATGTGATTTATTAATTGTTGGTGTATTATGTGATTTATTAATTCTTGGAGTATATTGATACTTATTAATTATTGACGTATATTGAGACTTATTAATTGTTGGTGTATATTGAGACTT